TGAACGTTCGGACAATAAAAAAGACACCGCAGTGATTGCGATGTCGTTATGACGTACTTTGTTCCAATTGTGTATTAAAGGGTTAACATAAACTTATGAATCTTATAAGCTATTTGTAAATGTCCTGCATTGTTAGGGTGCAACCCATCAGCATTATAGAACATATCGCCTTTATTTGTAGTGTTCCAAGGTCTTAATCCACTTTCTCTATACAAATCCAGCACAGGAATGGAATATTTCTTAGCTACTTGGATAATCGCATCTACTCTAATTTGTAAAGCGTTTGAACTCCCCCAATAATCAGACCGTGGTATTGGTGTAATAACTCCTATCGGCTTGTCAGGGAAATTATTTATTAATGTTGAAAAAGTATAATCTAGTGCCCCATAGAAGCTTACTGCTGGGTCGGTGTCTCCGAACGTTCCCATCGGTTCACTAACATCATTTGTGCCTGCAAAAATCGTTATAACGTCTGAATCAGTAGCAATATCTGTGAGCCTACTAGGGATTTTTAAATTTGCACCATAGTTTTTAAAGAATCCTGTTCCAGCTTTACCATAATTGTTTACAGTGGTTATCCCTTGCCATTGTTTAATGTAATCGTAATAATGTTGGGTAATATAGATGTTTTCAGTAATACTATCACCGATTACACTCCACTTTTTACCTTGAAACCTAATAAGTAGAGGGTCAGAATCACCAGTAGAACCATTAGGTAGTAAAGTCCACTCCGACACGTATTACACCCCCAAATTTGTTACAATAAATTGTTTAATCCCGAATGAAGTGGAATCAAAGGAGTTAAACGCAAATTCACCTGATGTAAGAACAGGGTCACTACCTGTGATGGTGTATGTGTAAGATGCTGTTGTAGGTCTTGACTCGTTTGTATTCCAAATTCTAATAGCGATTGTATCTCCTACATTCCCACCACCCATTGTGACTTCAATCCAGTGGTCTAATGTAGCATCTGTAAAACTTACATTCGTTCTTGCTGTTGCCGATGTGTCTAATACTGTTCCGAATTGATATTGCTTTGTTGCGGTGTCACTGTTTTTCCATATTACCCATTTGTTTAAAGAGCCCTCGGCTTTGTGCCACCCAAACATGATTTTACTTCCACCTTTAACAAGCACTTTATAAACACCGTTTGTTCGGACTTCATTAAACTGCAAACCATGTTTTTTGCCGACTGTATTCCATGTTGCATCTACATTTAAAACACCACTTGTAACATTTGCGCTTGTGCCTTCAACTAACTGCCACTTGCTTTTCCCAGTAATAGCCCCGTCTGCATAAGTAGAAAAATCTTCTTGTGCAATATAACCAGCCGGAAGCGAAGATTTTGTATAAGTAATCGTTTGAACCGCAGAAGCATTACCAGCCGTATCCACCGCATAAGCCTTCACTGTGTCCGTAGTCGTTAAAGTTAAAGGAGATGTGTATTGAACTCTTGTTCCGCTAGTTGTTGGATCAGAGTCGTCGAGCGTATACCAAATAATGGATGCTTCATTAACAGACATTGTAACAGTTTGAGTATCTGTAAATGTTACCGCTGGTGTAATCGTCAATACTGGTGCTGTAGTATCCCCTCCACCTGTATCAAGCGTATAAGTAACGGTTTGAACAGACGAACTATTTCCTGCTGTATCTTTAGCGAATGCTTTTAATATAGTCGTTGCACTAATAGATAAAGCACTTGAATACACACTACTTGACGTTGTAGGCGTTGAACCGTCTAATGTGTAGTAAATAGTTGCTGTCTCATTTGCAGACATGGTGACAGATTTTGTCCCCGTAAAGGTTCCTCCTACTGTAATGGTGAGCGTTGGCGCTGTTATATCTGCTGGTTGTGTCACAGTTCCGTTCCAGTAAGCCCAAGCATTTGCAGACGAAACCCAAACAGGAACATTTAAACCATTGGGATGAGCTGATTGTAAAGCTTCTAACGTATCATACTTTAATATGCCTGCTCCACCACCACTAACTTGCGTCGACATTTCTGCCAATTGCGACGCAAGCGATGCCGTATCTTTCGAATCATTTCCGAATTTACTATTGCGTTGTCGAGGCATTATGCGTCCTCCCTTACGTAACCGCGAAATGAACCTGTAGCCGTCACGTCAATCTTGCTAAACGGATTAATCTCCTCGTCAAAGACTTCGCCAGGTTTTAGTGTGAACGTGGTTGCGCCCGCCGTAAACGTCAAGTCGGCGCTACCGTCATTGATAAGAACCAACTCTTCGCGATCGCCTCGGAACGTCTTCGAAAATGCGCCCGTTCCGCTGAAGAACTCTTGCGCTCTCCTTGTATCTTTAGGCATTCGTTTCACCCTTTCGTCGTTAAATGTTATTTCGTTCTCTTATATCGTCCGGTAGTCGGTCTAAACGCCGAACCGGTGAAATTACGTGTTTGCAACGTGGATGGAATATCTCACGGTTTGGCAGCGAGCCATAATACGGCATACTGCCCGGAGCATCAGGCGTTAGTTTAACGACCTTGCCTTCCCAATTCCGGCATAAATCTTTTGCTCCGTGACTACTGATGATCCCGTAATTTGCGTTGCGCCCTAACGCATCGTTAATCGTCGACTCTCGCTGTGTCTGCGCTAATTTAGTCTGTGTAACCATCTCGACGTAAGTCTCCGGCTTCCATCTCCGCCCGGCAGCGTCAATAATTCCCGTATTGATGGAATCGCCAAGTCTCTCGCGTAGGTTCTTCAGAATGTCACGCTTAATCGAGTCGGTTGTATTAATACCTTGCGTCAAGTTGGAGCGCATCGCCTCGGCAGTGACTTGCCTGATGGCCGTCCGCACCTTACGCTCAATGTTCTGCGAAACTTGAAGGAGGTCGTCTTGCGTATCAGCCACCGCTGTCTTAATAAAGTCGCGATTGAGCCGGTTAAACGTTACGATTTTCCGCGCCTCCTCGACCGTCTCCGCAACACCTAGCGCCATAATCGAATATATAATGCCGTCTTCGGCCGCCTTCGGAATGGTTGAGGACACCCACGCCTTAGTCCTTACGTCCAGGTCCGAAAGGGCGTCCGCTATTTCCTTCTGAACGACGAGCAATTGAGCCCGTTCGAAATTCGTTAAGTCAATTCGGTTCATTTCGTTTACAATCTTCTGCAGTGCCTCGCGATAGTATCCGATGAGCACCGAAATATCGTAATCATACGTTGGAGGAGTCGGCGCCATCTTTATTCACCGCCAGTAGGTGCATTAAATATCGAAGCATCCACGAATCCATTAGCGTTCTTTTCGTCTTCCTCAATCCGCGAAATAATTTCCTTAGCCTTTTCGTCATCGACGCCATCCTGGCGCTTGATTGCGCTCTGTACGTCAAGGTTCGCCTTGCCACCCGTTCTAATCTGCATGATTTCGGCCTCTTCCTTCGCGTTCTTAGGAATGCCGTCTTGCCAGTTGATCGTCGGATAGACCGCTTTAAAATCATAGTCACCGTGAGCAAGGTCGAGTAATTGACACGTCCATAATGCGTCACGAATAGCTTTATCGTAGTGAGTACGGATTCTTTTTACCTTGCTTAATATCGGCATGAAACGCGCTTTAATCGAAGCAGAATCGGTGTGTGAGGTTCCAGTTCCGCCGGAATTTTCTCCGAGGACAGTTCCGAATAACCACTGAGGCGTTTCGGACATCTGGAAGACTAGCGAAATTAATACTTCGAGCTCCTTGAAGGCTGCCGTTAGTTGGCCGTCCCATACCATGTAGCCCGGAGCTACGTCCTCTTTTGATACCGGAATATAAGCGCCACCCAATCGCACTTGAGCCTCGCCACTTGGACCGCTGTCTAAGTCCGGACCGTAGGCCGTTGGGTCGCTGTGCTTCCAAAGGATATAATCGATTTGCACAATTCGGTCGTTAATCGCCGCCAATAGCGATTCTAGCTTTTCAAGCCCGCCGATACCTTCCCAATCGTCATCAACGCTCTTATACGGTATGTGATGTACGAGTAGGTGAGGAACGCCAGTCTCAACGATATCCTCTTCGCGTCCTGTCGCCACTCTTTCCGCAATCTTGTAAACTTGTAACGGATAGCCCCACTTCGTATCAATACCACCCTCGAACTCGTGTAAGCGATAACGTTCGTAAATGATATAACCGGGAATGTGTCGCTCGACATTTAGAAATGGCGTTTCCTTATTTCGGTCAACCACGTACTCAACAGTCGCAATATTGACCGCCTTAAACGACTTAACGTT